GGGGAGGAGTAACTCCCCCAAGTGCATGGCGGTGGGTTTTCCCCTCACAATTTATGTGGCATTTTCCCCCCCCCCCCCCCCCGACGTAGATTTTTGATTCGGCGCCTTTTCATGCTTATCCTTTATGCCGTCGATTTCTTGGTCTTCTTCGCATCTTCCCACTCCTTGCGGACCGTCGCGTGGAGGGCTTTGTAGGGAATCTTCATCGTTTCGCAGATGAACTCGATGTAGGAATCGTCCTCATTGGCTACAAGCGGATCCTCGATTTGACCAAACGAAACGGCCATGCCGACAATGAGTTTGTTCAACGCGACGCTTTTTTTCTGGAACGCCTTCGGGTTTTCGGCCTTCGGGAATTCTCCCCCCGTCATTTTTGCGATGAGTTTACGCAGTTCCGCGCCCTTGCCATAATGCGTGAAGATCGGCGCCTGTGCCATCATCGCCGCGATGACCGGGAGAATGTTGAGGACGGTCTTCTGGTCGGCGCCTTTCACCGCAAGGGCGCGGGCCCGGATCCGGGCTTCCTGAGAGATCCGGGTCTCATAAATCTCTTTCTTTCGTTTCGCCCGGCTGGCGAGCTCGGCCTTCGAGAGTTTGTGCGAGATGTTGCCTCCTCCTTTTGCCGACTCAGCTGCATTGCCGCGCAAATTAACCGAGACGATGCGGCCGATTTCGTCGCCATCCCCTTCGACGATGATCGCACTTACTTTGCCTTTTGCTACGCGGTCGTATTTATCGGCGGTGAGAACGCCGGCGGACTTCCTTCCATAGTTCGTCGAGATCTTGACGAGATCGGGCTCTGCCTCGATCCTTCGACTGACATGTGCAAGCGTCTTTTCATCGAAGCATTTCCCGTTCTTGCAAATCGCCTCCTTGCCGAGGTCGCCGAAGAGTCCGGGGTTGGTCACCGTATTGAAGCGGCATGCCGCACAAGCCCCCATCGCCGGTACGAGCGACGCATCAAGCGTGTCAAACTTCGCAGCGGAGAGTTTTCGCGCGAGATTGCCGATGCGTTCCTTTAGTTCCTTGATCGGGGGGATGTCGCCTCGGGAGAGTTCAGTCTTGAGTTTCCGGCCGTAATAGTCATCGTCGCCTTTGCCGGCGTAGATGGCTTCCTGGGTTTCCTTGGAACAGCGTGAGAGCTCTAATGCGTGCATGACTGGCAGAACGCCCTTTGTCACCGCCTCGGCGAGGGGGTCTATAAGCGAGGTCAGACTTTTACGCCTTGCGACATAGGATTCCGATTTTCCCACCGCCCTGGCGACAGAAGCGACGTCGGAATGCTCGAGCAGCTTCACAAACGCCTGAGCCTCCTCCATTGGTTTAATACTCTTGCTCTGGACATGCGATATCAGCTGTGCGTCACGGGTCTGCTCTTCGTCGACTTCCATGACTATGCAGGGCACTTCTCTGTACTGAAGTTCCTTCGCAGCGCGGTACCGGCGCTCGCCGTCGATGATCTCATAATGCCCGTTGACGGGCCGTACAGCAAGTGGATAGATTATCCCCTTCCCCTTGATGCTCGCTTTCAGGTCCACCTCATCGGGAGCGTCGAAGCTCTTGCGGGGGTTTGTGGCTGAGGGTTTAACAAGTGTGATGTCGATCGATTGTACCTTATCCATGGGATGTGCTCCTTACGTTGTTATTGTTTTTCAGCGATAGCAACCGGAATTCCGCTTTCCGGCTTTTTTGAGAATAGCTTCTTGATACGGCCCGTGAAGGTCATCTCTTCGATGCGTTTCATGTGCTCAAATTTGAGGTCATCCGAAACGCGCCGATGATTATCCGATGTCGAGAGGGCTACCAGGAGGCCACGGTATTGTAGATCGATTGCCTGTGCTACCCTGTCGATGTACACTTCGTGGTGTCGCATTGCTGTGACAAACTCCGTCTGCCCATATCTTGCGCAGCTGCAGAGGAGGACCGTTTGCGAGCCGTCCTTATTCAGGATGATTCCGATGTATCCGCGGCCGTGGCAGTTCGCTCTATTACAGTGAGCGTTCGGGACGATCTGCGCAATGATATCTTCGACGGTTCTGACCGGAATGAGCGGTTCGTCTTTGACAGCGGGAGCGGGGACTACGTCGGTGGCCTTGTCTTCCATTGAAGCATTCCTCTCAGATGATTTTTAGCGTGATGTGTGGATATTTCTGACGCATGAGCTTCTTCTTGATTCTCCAGGAAGGAGTCTCGAACCCCTTGACCTCGATATGTTCGACGGATCCGTCTGCCCGGGTGATTCTGAAATCGAGCCTGTAGACGATTCGTTCCGGAGGGGGCTGGAGCTCGAAGTGAACCTGACGCTCTATCTTTACCACCCGGACTGAAGGGTCGGTCGCCGATCGCAGTAGCTCGAGGGTGCGGGCGACGTCAGCTTCCCGTTGAGAGTCGTACATCACTCCGTTGAAAAGAGTCTTCTTCGCATGGTATTTGGAACGATTGACGGGTGGAGCTCCCGGGAAGGATCTCATGCGGGGACCAGTTCAAATGCTTCCGTGAGCTCGCGGCCGGCAAGGTTCGGAGAGAGCGAATTTTCCATCTTGAACATATCCTGCTGAGCCTCCTTCATTTCCCTGATTTGCTCCTCCAGGTCCCGGGCCCGGGTAACGAGATGGTCTATCGCGACATTGAATTCTACAGAATGGAGGATCCCGAAATAACCTTTGGTGGTCGATCCGACGGGACGCTTTTTCTTCCTCAGATGATTCATGATCTCCCGGAGCGCGGTATCGGAAATCTTCACGCCTGATTTCGCAGCGCGGGCGATGAGCAGGTCGGCGGTCATCGGCCGCTCGTAGGTCACTCTTCCCGCCCTGCGTTCAGCGAGCAGATAGCGAAGAACGCGCTCCGATATTTCCTCGAGATCGCGAGCTTTCACTGGGGAGATGAATGTCTGAGATGGTCAGCAATCATGCGGGAATAGTTGGATCCGAATTGAATCTTCTTTTTGTGTTTACGCTTGTAGGCTAATTGACAACATTTCGTGGAACAATAGATCTGGCGGGGCATGCTTGGCATGAAACCCTGGGCGCAGCGCTTGCAGGACTTCTCCATTCCCGCCATCTATGGGCGTGGGATATTCGGAAGATCCGCCCTGAGCTTTGCCTTCGTCATATTCCTACGCTGGTTCTTCACTAAGCTGTCTTCGCGCTGAAGCCGGTATCCATGGGCCAGATAACACCGGCGGCTTGCCTTATCCTCCCCATCGCGGAAAGATCTATCCATCTCAGCGACCCAGATCTGGCTTACTATCATCCAGACGCCGACGGCCATGAAGATTCCCATCAGCAGATTGAAAGCTCGTCTCATTTATCCTTCCCTCCTTCTTTATGTGTGTGATTCAAACTCATTCGAACGGTGTGCCGAGCTCCTCGTCGATCATGCTCATGATCTCGTCGCATGTGTAGATTTTCTGTTCGACGATCGGAAGACTGACCCTCATGATCAGCCGGCGGAGCTTGTCCTGGATCTCCGGCGTGAGATGCGATCCCTCCCGAAGGAGTGCGCCCAGACCGGCGTTGATCGCCAGCGCCTCGACGCCATCGAGCTCGATCGGGATCTTGACCGCGAGGGCGGTCTTGCCAAAGTCAGTCATGCGTGTTTAAGAGTTCGAAGTGATCGGGGGACTTCCCGGTAGTTTTCGCGGAAGGCTATGAGGTCTCGTTTGAGGAACTTGAATCCCCTGCCCATATCCTCATAGAACGGAAGTCCGGATTTTGTATAGCGGAGGATCTCCTGCTTGTGAACGCGAAGGAATGCGGCAGCTTCTTCCGTCGTCAGCGACCGCTCGCCGTCATCGGCCGCGGCGCGACCTCCCATGACCTCCATGAGATGGTCCAGCTTCCTGACCAGCTCGTCTATTCTTCCTTCCAAGCTCGGCATCATTTCGCTACACCCGTGATCGGGATCGGGCGCGCCGGCGCGGCGCCATCGAGCGTATTGAGCTCGTCGATTGCGCGATTGACGGATTCCTTTATTGCCTCCAGTTGACGGCGGCATTTCTTGTAAGCGCCTGGCCCGCCAGTTTTGAACTCGTCGACCAAGGAGCCGAGATACTTGACAATGTCGAGCGCTTCGTCTTCGATCGTGTGATTGAGTTCAAGAGAGATATTCCGCTTAACTACATCGAGGTTCATCCTGTCAGCCTGAAACTGGAGGATCGCTCTGCCGAGTGGTTGCATCTGCAGCGTCAGCGCCGGCGTGAGTGATGCGGGGAAATCGCTCTCTCCATCGTAGGAGAGCCAGCGAGAGATCGTCGACTGATCGACACCGAGGGCATCGGCCAGTTGTTTCTGCACCAGCCGCTTCTCGTGCATAATTTCATTTACAGTAGTTCGCAAGTCCTCCCGCAACCGGGTGACTTCAACCTTCGTTGAGTGCATGAAAACCTCTTCGTTTATGCTTGGTATTGCCAGCTACGATTGCTTGATTTAGGCAGCGACCGATTTTGCATCATCGACCGGGAAGCCCAGGGTGGCAAGACCTTTCCGAACGACAGCCTCAAACGCCTTTTGAAACGACGGCTCAGCCTCGAGGGATTTCTTATACTCCTCGATCCGGTTACCGAGCTCGTCTGGAAGCTTCGGCAGTCTGTAATCCTGCTTGCGCCTTTTTGCTTTACTCATGGATTTTGATACCTTCCTACTTCGTTATTTCTTTTCACAATGCTTTTCTTGTATGGGAGAATATAATACATTCTTCAACATTTGTCAAGAACAAAATGCAACAAAATTGAACATTGGCTAATAATAGGCTCATAGGGGATAGATTAAGGGATTTTGGTCTCTCCAAATATTCAACATTACTGGCTTTCGCGCAGGCTTTGGGCATCAGCGCTACGAATCTGAACGCGTATTTGGTCGGAAAACGCCTCCCGGGCAATAAGATGAAATTTCGCCTCCGTGAACTTGGCGCGGACATAGACTGGATTATGGAGGGGAAAAAACCCACTGAAATTTCGAATATGCGACCGGTGTTCGCCGCGGTGCCGGCAGGGAGAGGGAGGGTAAACGAAATGGCGTTTGGATACGAGGAGGCGCCGCCTGGCGTCGATGACGAAGGAAAAGGTTATTGGCTGCGCGTCAAGGGAGATTCAATGCATCCGGCGATACGCGACGGACAGCTGGTGTTCGTCAATCCGAATAAGGATGTCCGCGACAATGACTTCGCGGTGGTCATCTGGAACGAGCATGAAGAGGGCGCGATCAAGCAGGTGCATTTCAGAGATGAGGACATTATACTGTCGTCAATCAATCAGCTGCACGAGCCAATCGTCATCAAGCGAAAATCAATTTCGATGATCGCTCGCATCTGCTATGTCAAACTTTAAAGGAGTTTGCAGTTATGATTGAGAAGCTTACATTCCTTGTCCAGGGAAGCGCCACTGAACCTTATGAGCCTACATTTTGGAAGGATGGTGACAACCTGACAACGTCGTGCACCTGCCTGGCGGGTGATAATGGTTGGTATTGCAAGCATCGATTCGCTGTAATGAATGGTGATACAACGAATCTTGTGAGCGATAATAAAGACGACGTCAAAAGGCTTCGCCAAATGCTTGTCGGTTCTGATGTCGAAGATGCTAATGCCGATCTTGCTATCGCACTGGAGGCGTCGGAGAAGCTTCAATCCAAGCGTAAGCTTGCAGCGCCGAAACGGCGAACTCATATATCGACCCAGGCTGCCACTCCATACTTGGTCGACCAGGGCTTTTTAACCGGCAATGATCGTACTCACTTTTTTGATCTTTTCGATGGTGCAGATCACTACATCGGCTCGATTCCCGCTCAAGACAGCGTCTTCCAACCAAAAGTGGACAAGGTCTTCAATTTGCCAAATCTCTGCTCTATTGCTTGGAGAGAGAAAACTCTGGATAAGATATTTTGTTTCATGGCCGGTAGTGACATTGAGGCCATGATGCGATTGGAAACAAAATTGAGCGAATTTAAAATTCGTCTCAAAATTGCCATGCATGATTGACTGACTATCTATGAGCAGCATCAGAAAGAATGAATTCGGCTTCTGGTTCCTGGATCTCCGCCTCGAGGGGAAGCGGTACCGGGAGACACTGGAGACGAAGGATAAGAAACTCGCGGTCGTCCGGGCGAATCTACGCCTTCGCGAGCTCGAGATAAAGGTACGTTATAAGCAGATTGGGCTTGAGGAACTTTTCGACCTTTATCTCGAATGGGCAAAGCCACGCCTGGCAGCATCCTCCTACCGCAATTACAAGTCTATCAAGAAGCGCATCCTCGAAGAATGTTCAATCGAGCATGTTGATGAGTTCTCTCGGGAGAATGCAGAGCAGCTGATGATGAAGCTCCAGGGAAAGATGACTGCCCGGGGAGCGAACTACTATCTTAGAGCATTGCGTACGATCTTCCAGCTCGCGGTGGAATGGGAATACATTGGCAGCAATCCATTCACGAAGGTGCAGAAATTTAAGGAACCTTCGATCAAGCCCAGGATCATGAAGCGCTCGGAGCTGGAAGCCTTCTTCGGTATCGTAAAGAAGGACTTTCCGGAATACTATGACCTCTTCCTGGTCTACCTGCTCACCGGACTCCGGCGCGCGGAAGCACTTCAGCTGAAGCAGGAGGACGTCGACCTGGAGAACGACACGCTCATCATTCACGGCAAAGGTGACAAATACCGGCTGGTCCCAATGCTACCGATCGTGCGGGAGATCTTCTTGAAGAGGGTAGAGATGCCCAGGCCATTCCCCTGGGATGGATCAACGATTACACATATCTTTGGGAAGGCCCGCGAAGACGCTAAGATCGGGGAGGTGAAACTCCATGACATGAGAAAGACGTTTTCCACGATGCTCGCCGACCAGGGATTCTCGTCACTCATCATAACGCAATGGCTCGGACATGCCGACGACGAGGTCACCAGGACTCACTATCTCGGTCACAACGATAAGCTGGTCCGGAGGCAAATGAAAGCGTTTCAGAAGGCGCTCCTGAGCACGAAGCTTCAAAAATATCTTCAGGTCGGCTGAAATCTCGCTAATGTCGGAAACCAAAACGGGTCGACTTTCACGGATTTTCAGCTGGATGCTTACCCTATTTGCGGGAGAAGCACTGAAAACTGCCTTTTATTCATTCGGCATTGGCGGCATTGTCATCTTTGTCGCATTTTGCTGGCGTCACCTGAGAGACTTGATAGAATACATGTGGCGCTCTCCCATGATAATTTGGCAAATAAGAGAATGGGCGTTTATAGCAGATTTGGGAATCACGTTGTTTTTAAGCACATATTTCTCCCTTAGATTGCTCGGTCTAAGTTTCAAGGTGTCGAATCATGTCTCGGATCATGTCTCGGATCATGATTTTTTTTTAAGGGACGGTCTAAAATGGAGGTACAACATCTACAGCGGCGTGGTGGAGTCCACTCCTTACTGTCCCCAGCATCAAATACAGCTCAACCCGGTGTTCGTTTCTTGGGACTATTATTGTTACTCATGCGATGAATCGGCGGACCATCGATGGCCTCTTCATTCAGAGGAGAGGCAAAAGACTTATGATGCAGTATGCCGAATAGTGAAGGCCAAAGTAAGGGGGCATCTGAAAGTATAGCGGCATCTTTTAGAAGCCAAATGTCGATGAGGTCGCTTAAGAACATTGTCAGCCCGAGTCTGCCCAACCGGTATCCGACGGCGTCTTTTGACGCTCATTGACGAATGCTCATCCGCGAAAATGCCCCTGCTTTCGCGGGGGAAGAACATTTTGGCAAACTACGGAGCTGAGGGTTAGGGGTTCGACTCCCTTCTGGCGCACTGTTTTTGCCACTTTTAGAAACAGTCTGCCCACAGTCTGCCCAACGTTCATTTTTCCGTTCATTATTGCTGTGGATAAATTGTTGACAATCTGTCAATTTCTTCGTATCATGATGCCGTGAAGGGGCACATTCCACACACTGTGAGCGCTCGCACGCATCCTTCGCACCTCCGTTTCCAACTCATTATATTATTCAATGCCGCCAACTCCCACTGAAATAGTCGAGTCCGAAATCCGACCTTTTGCCAAGGATTGGGAAGATCCCAAACCAGGTGAAGAGCACTACAGCACCAATCAATTGATCGCGGCATACGAGGCCGGCTACGCGAAGGGCCTTGGGGTACAGGCGCTTGTTAAAGAAAAATTCGAACGGAACATCGGTAGATCCGGATCCGACACAAAAAAGTTGATCAGCAAGCTCCAGGAATATGGCTTCACGCCCGCCGCGGCCCGGCTCAAGGTGGTTTCATGGGAACAATTTGAGGTATTGGTTACTTTATCCGAAGTTGAATACTTGGATGAAAAATTCGAGAGTATATATGAGTTCGTTGGAGAATTAGAGAACTCTTCCCGCGAAGAAAATTACAGCATTAATTTTCGTTTCTGCCCCGAACTCGACGGCTTCGACGAGCAAAAAGTTAAATCTGATGGATTCACTCTTCATCATCGATCGCTCGCCCAATGAGTTTGGAGCATGCAGAGCACAACGAGGCTCTGTGTCATAAGCTTTTCGCGGAAGGATCGTGGAACGATTGGGTTGTAACCACGGCATTCTATGCCGCGATTCATTTCTTAGAGCAACGTCTCTTCCCTCTCAAGTTAAAGCAAGCTGAGTATGCTTCGTTCGACGAATACTATCCGAGTCGAATCGATGGCAGCAGAACTCAACATGCCTGCCGAGACAGGCTCGTCTACGATAGGCTTCGTAAGGCACATGCAGCATACCGATTTCTCTTTGATTCATGTCGAACCGCGCGCTATTACGACTACGGGACGACTCATGCCATTGCGGAGGCGGCACGACTAAAACTTGCAGTCGTAAAATCACTCTGCGTTGCCGTTAAGGCTCCTATGGCCCCTCCCTCCATTGCAACTCCTTCTCCGCTGCCACAAAACAACTGATCCCTTTATTTCGAGAGGCAATAAAAAGGGCCGCCCGGATAACGGCCCTGCACACTGAATCGGAGATTTGAGGAGGGAATTGGGGAGGGAATGGATCGAGGATCTTAGAACGATAACGCCTGATAGCTCAGGAAATACTCTTCAGTTTCTTTATGCGCAAACGCCCCTCCGGTCACTTTCCCGATACGAACTACAGCACCTATGCCTATGGATCCGTTCCAGCTGGCGCCCAAACTGAGACTTACGAAGGATCCGATCGGGGGCAGGAGATCTCGCTTTTCGGTGATTGTTTCCCGTCCATCGAAGGTGAAGGGATCGATGCTTAGATTCTGCAGCTCGAATAGGTTCGCCGGCGCGCCTATGAACCGAAGCTTGAGATGCACTCGCAGCTTTGCCGATGATACGGACGTATCCGATTCAGTGACGCTCGTCGCCCTCGCAGCGACCTGGAGAGTCGTATCCAATGGCCAGACTGGCACCATGACCGGCTGAGGCGCCTTCAGCGGCTCGTTCGAGGTCGTAATTGGAGGGGCGGTCTTCCTTCTCTCCTGCAGACGCCGCTTCAATTCCTGGTTCTCCAGGGTCAGCTCGTCCAGCGCAACACTATCGCCCTTTGCCTCTATCAGGAGATTCTTCACCGGATCGACATTGACCGTCGTCGGTGCAATGACCGTCTTTTCCTCAATCGTAGATCTTCCCAGGAAGAAGCCAGCGGCCAGAATGGCCAGGGCGCAGAGGAATATTATTAGAATATTTTTCATGGCATTTTACAAAGAAGCGACCGCCCCCCGGAGCGGAACCGAGGGGCAGGGACCGGAGCACCGAAATCCCATCGCTTCAATTCTCAGCAACGTCCCTGCAGATATATCCTTTGGTTTTTCCGTACGTGACGATGACCGGCCGAGTCTCCGTGAAGGGAAACGGCGGGGGTTGGGGCGCCTCAGGCTGGACGGCCGGCGCCGGCGCAGGATCTGCCTGGGGAGACACCACCTTGCGATCGGAAAGCTTCTTTATGAACTCGACGATCTCTGAGGGCTCGCCGGCGATGCTCATTTTGAAGTCTCCAAAAGAGAGATCAACCTTAATCATTTCCATCAGTCCATCACTTTCCTGGCCATTGCGGCCTTCGCAATTTCGATATATACTTCTTCGACGGCGAGCGCCTCTTTGACGGCATTGAAGAGCTTCGGCATGATGACAAGCCCTCCGTGTACAGCATCCTTCGCTTTCGAGCTCCCTACCAGCGGACACCCTTCGGTATCCTCGGCCTTCGCTCCTGAATGGATCCTCACGCCTTCGAAGGCAGGGACGGCGAAGATCTGAATCATATCTTTCTGGAATCGGTTCGAGAAGGTTATCCCCACTTTGTAATGACCGTAAGGGATCGCCGTCTTACCCGGGACCTTCATCGATCGGAGCTGGGCGAGATCCATCGAATCATCCAATCCTCGGTCTTTATCTTCAAGTGTATAGGAAAAGAACTCGCCATCGATCGACAGCGAGCCGATCGAGGTAATTTCCGAGAATTCTTCACGAACAATTTTAAGGTCCATAATCAATAGCGAGGGCGCCCGCGGGGTTGCACCCGGGGAGGCGCCGGGTGAGCCGGGGAAAGGTGGCTGAAGACGCCCTCGCTCCCTTTCTTTTAGTTTAATTGTGAGAGCTGGTGTACGCTCTTTGCTTTGAGCAATCCGAGCACGGAATCAAAGATGCCGAGCTTATACAGGATCATGGAGAGCACGCCATTGGTCACGCTCTTGAGGAGAAACTGCCAATAGTCCGATATCGGGACCGGAATAATGCCGAGCAACGAGGCGCCTGCGGTAAGGACGATCGCAACCACCAGCGTTTGGATCACCATCGCGATCCCGGAGGCATTCGTCCATTTCGCGGCGATCCATCCGGAGACAAGCATTCCGAGTCCGCCGTTTGCCATCAGCGTAAGGATGAATTCCTGCGTATCGAAGGTGGAACCGGGTTTGTCCTGGGCCCAGAGCATGGCGGGAACAAACAGCGAGGCGACAGCGAAGAGCGCCATCAGCACGATGATTCGGAAACGTTTCATGGGATTACCCTTTCTCTTCTTCGGTTTCTGATTCTGTGGATTGTCTGTTTTTCTTCATGAGAGCAGCGATAGTCCGCCCCGTTTCGGTCGCATGATTGAGCGGACGATATCGGTTCTTTGTGTCGACCACTTCCTTGCCGGTGTAACCCCTCGCCATCTTCCAAAGGGCAGTGAGCGATCCGGTGACGATCGCGACGCCGAGGAAGATGCCGACGATCCTCTGGCCTCCGGTAATGCTTCCCAGGAAGGCGACTGACGCCTGAGCATTGGAGCCCTCGGAGTCGGCATGATAGAGACAGAAGACGATGACGAAGCTTCCAAGCCCGAACATCAGGACGCAAAGTAGGAGATATACGATCGAGATAGCCGCGCGTAGTGGGATCATTTTGATGTCCTGGCGATCTCGATGCGGAGCAGATTGACCTCTTTGGCGAGGTTTTCGATATTCGCATTGAGCGAGGTCAGCTGATACTTAAACACTTCCATTTCTCTTTCGACTTTTTGCAGTCTGAGCTCGTGGTCATCGGTCGAGGATATGATATTCTGCAGCTGATAGTCCTTGGCCCCTTTCTCGACTGCTATTGCCCAAAATGTAGTGATTGCAAATATGGATCCGACTACAATGCCGGAACCCATAATCTTCATCCAATCGGAAAAACGCTGTTTCACCTGCGTTTGCAATTCGCTCATTACGGTCCTCAGTTGATTATAGGTTTTCGTAAACATGTCGCACCGCGATATCCGTTCGCCATTCGCCTGCCGCGAGTATGACGCGCCCTTGGATCTTCCAATCCCCGACGCCGTCGAGATCTCCGGAGACGGTTACATATTTGATCTTGCCATCGGTCCCGTTGGTCGAAAAGGCTGCCGCCTTTGTGAGCTTCGCATTGTTTGGCTTGACGAAGATGATTTCCTTAGTCGATGCCGCGCTCACGTCGACTATGTTTCCATCCTGGTCCTTGATGGTCCGCTCAATGATAACGCCGATGTCGCCTACTCTCAATTCTCCAGCAGCCATTTAGAGATTTCCTTCCTCGGAATCTTTTTGCACAATGTATCCCACGACAGCGTCCTTAAACATGATGTATCCGTCGATCGACACCTTTGTGACGATGTTGCCATCGATCGATATCTTGACCGCGAAATCCGTCGGCAGAATGATCCGTTCGACCAGCGCGCCGGCCGGCAGCTTGATATAGACCGGGTGTCTCATCGAGACTGGCAGCCGGCGCGGCTCATTCATGCGCGCGAACCACTTGTCGAGCGTTATCACCTCCGGAGGTATTACCAGTGGATTTTGATACGTCCCATGCTGAAGGAGTTTTGGACGTATATAGAATCTCACCGGGACCGAAGGATTCCACTTATCGAGCGTTATAACTTCCGGCACGACCATGGCATAATCCGGCTGCAACTCGTTGAACTGGAGCGGCCTCTTCACCCGGTTGATGATGTCGGGATACTCGCCGAGCCACTTATCCAGCCCGGGCATCTCCAGCCAGCTTGTGAGGACCGGTTCCTTATAGTCCGGATGTTGGGGATAGTGTTTCTCACGCTGACGGTCGGGATTGGACGGGATCCACTTATCGAGGGTGACGAGCTCGGGGACCACGATCGAGAAATCCGACTGCACCTGATTAAACTGCAGCGGCTTCTTGAGCCTGTTGATGATATCCGGATACTCGCCGAGCCATTTATCGAGCCCTGGTGCCTCGACCCAGCTCGTCAGGAGCGGATACGAAGAATCGGCACGGACCAAACGCCTTGGAGTCGGCCGATATTCAGGGAGCTCCGGCGTCCAATCTGCGAGGATTTGTACCTGGCTTACGACCGAGAAATCGGGCTGGGCTTCTTCGATCGGTACAACTCTTTTCGGCCGACGGATGATATCAGGCAGTTCTCCCATCCACTTATCCAGCCCGGGCGTCTCAGCTGAAGAAGTTCCAAGTGAAACGAAGAAGCACGACCCGGCCAGGATCGCAACGGAGAGGGCTTTTCGCAGCTTTGGGGTAGCATCAGGAGTAAGACGGTTCCATTTGTCAAGCGTGATTGTTTCTGCCGCTGCCGGCGGCAGGGTAGGCCTCGCCCATATCTGATATTGCCTGGTAGACGTCTGCATCAATATCCTACCATTTGCTGGCGTTGGATTACCGGCAATTCAGTACCCCTAAGCCATCCAGTGGTCACCGATACAGCCGGGACATACTCGACAATAATCGCCATGTAATCGACGCAGATCTGTTCGCTGATTCCTGCCCCGCTCGTGAAATCTCCGATCACCCGGTGGACAGGCGAGGTGCCTTTGGTGACCGAGGGAGCGTAAATCACATCGCCGTATTGAGTCACCCAGTCGGTATCGAGTTCGGTTCCATGAGCAGTCGTACCGATTGCCGCGCTCGATGTTTCACTGCCAGTAGGATTCGAGACGATCTGTTGACGAAAAACAAGATTGGGATCGACATCATGATTTCCGTAACGCGCCATCGGTTGAACAAGAGAGATCGTATCGCCTGCTCCGACTCCGCCAGTAGTATAATCGGTCGAGTTCAGATCACAATTATAGTTGAGCGTATCGGTCGCAATAACCCGGATGTTTGTCGTCGCTGTCTCAGAGGAGTTCCCAAGAGGTGGTTCGTTGTCCACCCCATCATGAAGATTCGTTGTCCCCCCGGCGCCTGTCCGCCATGAGCCGATTGAATTGTTGCTGACCGGGTTAAGATGCACGACCTTGCCCGCGGGGTCTGGATATCCGTTCTCGCTCCCACCCGTTGCATCGTTGATGGCGATGTCGTCGTATCGGCATCCTTTGTTCGCGCTGTTCCACGCTCCGCCCGAGAACCCAAAGTAGAGAAGATTCGCCGTCGTTCGAGACGTGGTATCTGTCAGGGTTTCCAGCAACGTCGTGCCGGTCGCATCATAAAGCTTCGCTTCCTGAATGGAGGACGCGCCCGCGAGATACACCTGAAATAGAATCACATACCACGTGTTAAGCGCCAACGTCACCGATCCCGTCGAAAGAAGCGTCCCGCCGTAGTACAGAGCCATTTTCCCCGTTGATGTTATCCCGACCCTACTACGAGTCCCTCCTGGTTCGGCAAACAAGTGATTCTGCGGCGGTCCTCCATCATCATACCCGCGAACGTAAATTGCCACCCTCATGTATCCCCGTGCGATTGAACCCGAAGCGAAACGCGCGGCGTAACCGGTGTAAGCGGCTGTTGCGTAACACTCATAGCAGTACGATCCGCTTCGAGGTGATGTGGCGATGGCTGATGGCCAGTTGCTCCCATCCAAGATGAGGTTCTCTGCCGAGCCAACGCCCGTCTGATTCGCTTCCGCGCCTACTGTGAACAGTCGTGCCATCAGGGAATGAACGGAGTTATCTCAGGGGGCTGGGGTAGATTTTGCAGATTAGTCCAGAACAAAACTTTCAGCGGTTCATCCTTCGTGCCCTCGATGTACCACCGGTCGCCGAGCTTCCATTGGTTTTCGGCGTACCATCCATGCCGGTACGATGCGAGTCCTTCTACGATGATCCAGACGACGACGTAGGGCGTCGGCAGCTTCGCCTTCGGGTCCGACCAGTTTTTCGTGTCCGTATAGTCGAGTTTCTCTTCTGGCATTACTTCTTCGGCGGTTTGACGACTGGTAGCTTCTTCGGCGTCTCGACGGAATCAGCAACCAGATTGAGCGCATCGTTCCATCCCGCGATGTATGTCTTCAGGGAATCAGCGCAGGCCACGCTCACGGTGTCGTAGAGGTGAACGATGTTCACCTTGAATGGCTGGTACACGCCAAACCCTTGTGTGTTGATCGCGCGGATGCCCGCTGTGTACCATCCCGAGAGATCGGTTACGTCCCATTCGGTGACGACGTAGAGAGAGTCCTTGGTGATGCGCTTCTGTTGCAGCGTGCCGGCGACGAGGGGCGAGTCCTGGGGATTCTGCAAAACAAAGTTCAGCGATGCGATCGGGAACGAATCGACCACCCATGCGGCGAACGTGAGGCGGTCATAGATCGTTGTCGAATCGTCGATGAAAAGATAGGACACTCTCGGAGGCTTGGGCACGACGGGTACACTCGGCGTACTGTCTCTGAAGGCAATGTCTTTCAACTCGGCAAAGATAGTGTCGCCTCCGTTGTTCTGCCAGTTGATGCCTTGCGGCATTAGAGCGCCCGGGTTTAATATCACGTAGGTAGTATCTATCGACCGCCACACGGTATCGCTCCTGAACGTCTTCGGCGACATTATTCCTGACGTGCTCGTCAGCCAAAAGGCGATCGTGCGGACCTTGTTTGCCCGAAACATAAAGTGTAACCGCCCATTCGAGCGTAAGCCCGCCGTGTCCATGTTTCCGGTGACCCCCCAGGGGGCATTTCGTACCCCGAAGCCATACCAGGGTCTGAGCGTGTCGCGTAAAATTCCCGACTGCGACGGCTTGCCCGTTGACCACCAGGGCGCACGGAATCCTGCGGCGTCGAGAACGACCTTTGGCGCGATTGCCTGCGCGGAGGCGCGATCGGACGTGCTCAACATGATCAAGATAAGCGCCATGATCAGGACGAGGCGTGTTAGAACTGATTGGCGTAATACGATAAACTTCACTGAGTGTTCTCCTTTTCGATACTCTTCCAAGGCCCAGCACATAGCGGTTCCTTGAATCCTTCCCTGAAATCCACATTGGTCGTTTTCCAAGAGTTGGTCATCTTCCTGTCGCCAGGTTTGAGATCAATCCTTTTTCGTACAGCTCAAGCCGCCGGTCGAACGGGACGCAATGATCGCAACCGGCAGCCCCGCAGGTGACCCTCATGCAGCACATGCAGAAGCCGCGCTTCTTGCCGGATCCCTTAATTGAGACGAAATGGCCCCCGCAATGACAGCACTGTAGCGTCGCAGCGACCTCCTTATCATCCAGGAGGATATATCCGGATGGCTTTCTTTCATACTGCGAAATCGACGAGTCGGTAATAATGATTCCCATCCTAACCCTCCATCTCCTGGGGCATCGGCGGAAGCTTTTCCTTTGGATAAATGAGAGCGAAATCGATCAGATAGCATTCCCTGCAGAGCTTTCGTCTCATCGGCTTCTCAGCCTTCGTGCCTTCAATGTTGATGATATGGACATGGTTAATCGATTGACTTTCGAAGCCGGATCCCTTGGGCATATTCTCATAGCGAGGTATCGGCTTCCCACAATCGTCGCAGAGTCCATCCAGAGGGTCGTGACAGAGAGGATCCGGGGCTCCCTCGAGGTATCTCGGGAGAGCCCACGTATCCTTCGTTCTTGGGGCGTTCATTATTCTTCGAAGTGCAGCGTCATCGCGACGCCGAAGGCCGAGTTGACGGCCGCGAAGAAGAGTCCGAGCCCGTTCGTCGAGGCGGGACATTTGAGCTCGCCGCCCGGGACAGCGACCCAGCGGAACGTCGCGCGCATATTCACGCCGACATCGAGCAAGATCGCGTTCGCCGTGTACGTCGGCTCGACGCTATGGTTCACGCCGGCGGTCGTTGCCGCGGCCGGATCTCCGGAATCGAGCGCCTGGGGCGTTACCGCCGTCGAGGTCCCGATCGCCGTATGACGCTTGATCTGGTATTCGCAGGCGTTATCGGCCGGCGCCACACCTTGCGGCGAGATGATAACGTCGTAGAGCATCGGACGCACCGCGGTCGTGCCGGCGAAGGCTAAGCCAGTCGTCGAGGCCGTGTTGGTGTCCGTACCGCTGATGGAATACTTTCGTGACATGGTATATCTCCTTTGTTAATTGTTCGACATCGTAATTATTACGCTACTTTTTCGCATAAGACATTTACCAAATGTTCGGACGAGGCGAAGCTTCCAGTATGAGTTGTGCTGAATTTGATCGGGGAAGTGCCATCGTGATAGAAAGCCAGTACCTTATTCACCTGAGCATGGAGGTTCGTGAGATCGAGCGGCCCAACCGTTGTCTGTCCGAAGCCTGAAGACCAGTTGCAGGCAAGCGTCACGGTACCTGCGATCGCATCCTCGGCCGTCGTCTCAAGCGCAATGCTCAGCCGGTAGAAACCGGCGACCGAAGAATCAGCAACATCCGTGACCGCGATGTTGGAGGCCCGATCCGGGAACGCCTGATAGTCCTTGATGATGGCTACCTGATTCGTCAAGGCGACCGTACCGTCGAGCTCCGGGAAGACGATCTCCCGGGCCGAGGTCAGTGAAGGAGCGCCCAGCAGCTTGATTGCCCCATCGGGTTGCTCGAGCACGAATCCCTTCAGTCCCGAAGCTGGAGACGAGACCAGAGCATCCCCCGCAATTACAGCAAGGCCACTATCATCGACCTCCAGGAGCGGCGTCGCATCTTTCTTCGCAATATAAATCGCAAAGGAATCGGCGGGCACCTGCAGACTCAGCGGGGGGATGCCGCTATCACCTCCTGCGTTGATGGAGATATTCTTGAATGATAGGAGCACGGGGACCCATCTCGCGCCATTCCATTGAAGGAATTGACCCGTGACCGTACCCGGCGGGACTGACGATTTTGCCTGTTCGCCTATCATCCCGGCATCTGCGCTTTTAGTACGAGTTTCTTCATATCGTTCAGGCTAAATCGTTGTGTCTCGGTTGGATCATCGTCGAGGTCGAGATGCACAAGAGAAGTTGAGACAGCATCGACATCAACGAAATAAAATGGCCTGAGCCGGCCGCGAATTACTCCGTACATTGTGACAAAGAGATTCTTCGTCGTATCCGGGATGTTCATCATGTCGAAAGCCCAGGTTCTCCTACCGGAGTATGTTTGAGCCATTCTCAGTCGACCATCGAGAGCCGTCCCTTCCTTCGTCGCGAATTTTCTTGCAGCATTCTTGTAGGGATACTCATAAGGATATCCCCAATCAAGCTTCGCACCCAGGAACCAGTTCCCGATATAGGGCGCATTCGCCAGCGGAGGGGATGCGATCGTGAGGCGAAGTCTCCAAAAGCGTTTCGTTTGTGAGCTGAATGAAAAATAATTGGGTATGGTGTCGGTACCGGCAAATATTGTCCCGCCAGGAATCGGTGTTACCAGTCCCGATGAAAAGCCAGAATCATTTGCCGCCTCAAGGATCACCGAATCCGCATTGCCGAAGGAAAAATTATCGATGACAATGTAGTCGCACGCTCTCGCCGATCCGAAATCGATCACGATGCTCTGCGCTCCTGTGGATGCGCTTTTCCACACTTGATCCGGGTAGTAGCTCTGGAGGTTCACCAACGGAAAGTTACTGTCGGTCGACGTCGCCGAAAGTGCGTACAGGCTTACGTCTTGATATGCGAATACCGCGTTCGCCACGTTAGATCACCCTCGAGGGCATAAGCGCCGGCATCAGCTGAGGCTGTTTCTTTTTCTCCCGACGCGGCAGCTGCGTGGGCGGGTTCCAGCTGGAGACGCCTACGGGCTCCTGAGTGACAAGGCATTCAATCGCCATCGAGCCATTGTATAAATAGCGCATCGCGTAAATCGGCGTATTGACTCCGGAGATGATTCGCTGCAGCTTCAACGGGGATAGGAAATTCACATTGGCAGCATCGAAAACTTCATACTGAAAGAGCGGCTCGACCGGCATCGTGACCCGAACCATTCTTCGGGCATACCGGAAAAATTGGAAGAAGTAATACGTCATATCGCGGATCAAGAGATCTGGGATATACTTGTTGTTGATCTCGATCCGAGGAACATTCGACAATTGAGATGCCCCGAACGATTGCCCATCATAAGTCTCTGACAGCGATTGGGATGAGACGACGACCAGGCCGTAAGACTGATAAACAGAGAGCTCCTCTTCGATCTGGCCGGCATCGGAGATATTGAGCGTGAGAATGTTTCCCGTCGTCTGCGGGATGCCGGAGAGATCGCCTCGCCGATAGACAAAGGCGGATTTCGTCGCCGAATTCGTCGCGACAAGATTCCCTGCTTTGAGGATCGATGAGAGGGCATCCCGGACCGATAGGCCAGAGAAATCGGCCAGACCTACATAGAGATTTAAGATCGTCGCATACATAAACATCGTTCCGCCGTTGCTCAAGCCAAAATACCGCCCGGCGATCAGGACCGTGCTCGCAGGATGAGGAAGCTGCGGGAATATGCCGGGTTGAAGGGACGGATCTCGGGCCAGCCAGGATATCACCCCGGATGTCACGCTGAAAAACCCCCACTTCAGGTCCGATGTATTCTGCGCATAACCATAGGCACGACCATCCGAGAGATAACCCAACGCCCAATAGTTGTTGGTTCCGACGCTTATGCCTGATATCGTCGTGGCCGTTGCGTTATTTTCGCTGTGCCAGTTAAGCGAGCCATCCGACATGAACCGGTAAATTCTGGAATCGACCGAATTAAATGCAAAGGCGCGACCCACTGTCGCAGGACCGGTCTCGGTGGAACCACTTACCCATGCGTTTACAGAATTGATCGTGAGAAGTTGATAGTTGTCCGCCGTGTTCGTCGTCGTGAATTTTATCGTCGCTCCAGTTCGATAGATATGACGAGGGAAAGCGGAGCCGGTGAATCCGATCGTGAAGAGGGTCAGGCCCGGCGCAAAATCAGTCCCATTCCAAACAATCTCTCTTAAGGACGACGAGCCCGGCTCGACATAGAGAACCGATTGATGATACGACGATCCGGTATAGTTGTAGTCGATCATTTCGTACGCATCGGCATACATTGTGACCGGACCGGCTTCGCCGTAGATATCGGCCCCAATGAGATTATTCAATCTCACCGTCATGGAAATAGTGTCTGGACCGCCTGACTCACCCCCTCCTCCCGGGGGACCATAGAGAGTCCAGAGAAAATTTTTGCGGGCATTATAAAACAGCTTCCAGATCACATTGCCGGCCGGCACAGTCGTCACCACGGTATAGATTTCCGTGGCCATCGTTCGTTTATAAACGACGTTCCCCACCCCGACGAAGATATCGGTGCCATTGGTCGCCATGGCCCCACGCGGTAGAGAATTCGCGCTATCAGCGGGAGGGATCTCAAGAAACGACATCTTCGCATTCCCATCGTAACTATTCAAAGTCATCGAATCGAAGTTGACCGTGTCGATACCGATCAGCTCATAGATCTTGCGAAGCAGAAACTTCATACTGGTGTTCTGGTAGAACTGCCTGGGAAGCACAGTGTTGGCCTGCAGGATGATCAGGCTATCGGTCAGCGCCGCGGTCGACGTCGAAAGAGCGACCGTATTGAAGACATGCATCGTCACTCGTTGCGTGTCGCCGCTTGAGTTATCGACATCTCCGAGAACGTTGTCACCTTGCACCAGAGTTTTCCAAACGGTGCAATTATCCAGCTTCGCCTGCTGCAGACCGCCGTTGACCTGGTAGGTGATCGTGTGGACCCCTACACTCAGCGGCCGCGGCGCCACGGCGGCATTTTTGACATACAGCCCGGGGATATTGGGCAGGACAAGGCCGGTCGTCTTGAAGCCATCAATATTGGGATGAAGATACTGAGCGGAGATCCTCTCAGCTGCGATCGTGCCGGCGAGATCTTCCGCGGTGAAGGCTTTGAACGTGCACTCATCGTTGAGCTCATCGAAAGTGATGCCGACGTAGTCGATGAAGCCGGCGAACATATAGAGCGTGTCACTGGCAAAGGCAGTGCCGTCTCCCAGCTTGAACTCTACCTTGAACTCCGCATATTGTCCAGGATTCGTCGTCACACCATCGCGAAAGATCAGATCTCGCCAATATGCGACGTCTCGTGCCCGGACCAGGAGACTATCGCAGGTGAACTGACCATGCTCATATTCGATCTTGTGGGCGATCTCAATCTCTTCCTCGATCACCTTGCTCGACACATCGGTCCAGTTCGAAAGGTTCAGCGCCTGATTCAGCGTCCCGACAAAGCGGATATAGAATTTCCATTGAAGGACCTTGGATCCACCTCTCGCCAGCATATTGAAGGTATTTGACGCCGTCAGCTTCATCCCAGTATTGCCACGCGCGCCCTGTTATTTTTGAAGAAGTCATTAACGTCGGTAACGCCCATCTCTCTCATCCCCTCCTGAACGATTTCCTTAAAGGCCGCTTTGGAGGCGATGTTGTTGCCGGTGAAGTGGAATTCGTTTATCACCTTCGTTACCTCTGGCAGGCCGGCGCCCGGGCGGGTAAGGACTGCATCTATTTTTCGTACCAGCTCCTGGATGCTCCTGTCGAATGAAGCGATCGCATCGCGTATCTCCCTTCCAGCGGGATTCGAGGATGACGTACGTAAGCTTTGAACCTGGGACTCTATATCCGAGGATCTCTCCCTGAACTTCCTTATTTGTATGACGGTGTCCTGGAGCTTCGCTTCTTGAGGTTCCGTCCTGATTGTCTCGCCTGGCAGGGCCAAGATTGGGATTTCTCTTCCGGGAATCCCGGGAACGACGCCGCCTTCATGGAATTTGGGAACGGGCTGACTCGCAATCACAGCAGTCTCGGCAGCCCCCAATCCGGCAACAATTGGAATCATCCACGGCGTGGCTGTGACTTTGGTGATCTCCACTGCCGTATTCATGATCGCTTTTATGATGTTCGCTGCCTTCTCAGCGGCGAACGCTTCCTGCTTCGCGGCCCGGATTCTCCCGTCATACTGGAGGGCGATCGCGGCTTTTTCAGCTTCCAGCTTCTTCTTCTGCTCAGCGCTCAGGTTTTCCGCCTTTAACTTCTCGTCGATATTCGCAATCGCCAGATTTTTTTCGGTCTCAAGATTCTCTATCGCCGCCTGGCTATTTTGACTCTGCAACTGCCCGATAATGCCCAATCCTCTTCCCACAATGGAACTCATCAGCTGCATCTTTTGACTCGCTTTTTCCAGCGGCGTCTGGAGTGCAGCCTCGAGCTTCGCCTTCAATGCGTTGAGCTTGTCGAATTTATCGAGCCAATCCTGCGTATCTAATCCGGCCTGCTCCAACTCCCTCTCTGTCAATGCTATCTGATTCTTTAGCCCCGTCACCGTCTCCAGTTGCGGGCCCAGATTGAGCGTCATATCCATATCCGGAAGCTTGAATATTTCCGGAAGCTTCTCCCCCTTACTCAAAAGATTCTGCAGCGATTTCGCGCCCTCTTCCCCGACGCTAACGAGGCTGAGCTTCATTCTGTCCAGATTCTCGGCGCCGGAGTTGACAGCAACGTTCAGTTTCTCGATATCGCCGATGGGGAGCTTTGCTTCCAGCCGCAACGACGAGCTCGGGAGCTCGAACATCTTCGGCAGCTTATCGATCAGCGGATTGGAGAGGATATTCTGAAGCGTCTGTCTGGTGGTATCGCCGATACCGAGCATCTTCAGCCTCGTTTGTTCCAGCTGATAGTTCATGCTCGAAGTCACTTTTTCGATCTGAAGGCTCACGACGGCGAGATGCGCTAACGTATCGGTATACTCCTTTGTGCTTGGATCGAGGCTTCCGATTAGCTCCTCATCGAGCTTCTTGTAGTAATTCAGGAGAGTTAGGCTGCCCTCAGCATTCTCATCCTGCATCTTCCGGAGCTCCGCCGCGGCAGCTGCACCCTCGGCACCGGCGGCATCAACCGACTGATTCCACGCATGCCAGGCAGCTGCGGACTTATCGACAACTTTTTTCTGCTCCTTGATTTCTTCGTTAGTTCCCTTAACGAAGACTTGAAACTCGTTCTCTAAGCCGGTAAAGGAATCGATCATCGACCGCGTTTCGAAATATCCGTCCCTAAGCTTCTTGAGCGCGGCGGCCTGGTTATCCCATTCCTTCTTGAGCTCGACGCCTTTTGCTTCCTGGCCCACTCTCCCAAGCTTGATATCGAGGTCGATCGCCTCGAGCTTAAGCGCATGAATCTTCTTCTGAGCTTCTTCGCTTTCCTTACCCATCGATAGAAGGGATGCAGCCACGCCTCCGATCGCGGCCGCGGCGACCCCCCATGGACCGGGAACAGCGGCCAGCAGGAAATCCAGCCCCTGAAACGTTACGAAGCCTTGATTCAGAGAATTGGTGAGTTTCTTCATCGTTTCATCCGACTGTCCGGCCGTGTTGCTGAAGAGCCCCAGTCCGACACTCGCAGCGCCGATGACATCTTTGCCCTGGCGCATGAGAAAGTTCTGTTCTCTCTGTTCGCTCCGTTGCTTGCGGATAAATTCGCTTAGGCGATTGGTTTCTTCACCGTGTCGCTTGGTCCCTTGAATGACCCTTTGCGTCGAGGCTTCAATCTCCCTATTTCCATCAGCGACGAGCTTCTTGAATTTGTTGAAGACCAGGCTTCCCTTGTCGTCGACGCCGATGCCATATTGAAATTGTCGTTCGGCCATGGTTAAGATCCCGAAGAGAGATAAAACTGCAATTGGTTCTCGAGGATAGCGGGAAACTTGTCGGTCAGCAATCGTTCAAGTGCCTCGATGATCGGACGCGAGCCGAACATATTAGCGACCGAAATCGTATAGTTTTCCCTGATCGCCTGACGATTGGGATTTGTCTTCATGAATTTTTCCTCCATGCGCGTGAAGATTCCGATATGGCCGCTCTTCATTTGGGCGATGAACATTGCCTTGCTTACAGTGCGTCCTCCCCTTTTTATCTTGACAATCACACCGCTTCTTCTGCCCACCTTCTGGGAAGGAGAAAACATGATCAGAGGCAACATTTTCCCGTGCACATTGATAAAGACGGTCGGATCGGTGACAGACGCCGGGCGGACCGTGATCGCCTTATCGACTTCGGAGCGACTCACATTATAGGTCTCTCTCACCAGCCTATTGCCGAGCGTCTCGGCCTGGGCAGAGACCTTCGTCAGCGAGCGCAGGAGGATCTTTTTGTATCCCTTCGCATCGACGTCGATCTGCTCCATGGATGGTATTGTAAATTTTGAGATCATTTTTTATTGCTTGCTTTCACTTCGCCAGCGATCTTATCATGCAGCTCGATCAGCTCCCGGGTAATCGGCGGAAGTGCATTCCATTCGGTCAGCGTCATAACAAATAGGCCCGATCTCCAATCCTGAATTGACTTGATGAAGGGCATCCACTCCCGCAAGGCATTCTGAAATTCTTGAACCGATACCTTGTGGCCCGATTCATCTTCATACTCAATGCGCCCGCCCTTCAGCACACTCGAATCATTTATTGCATAAAGGGCGTAACTCAGTTTTTTTCGGCGTCCTCCACGGCGAAGTTCATACTGATCACCTTATCGGAGATCTTCCGGACCGCCTCATGAGAGAGTCTATTCATACAGCTTTCGCTCATGCAGACCCTTTTGCCGATCCCGGGAAGAATTATCTGCTCGGTTTTGAACTCCAGCAGCTGGCCTGCAGCGTCGTTGACACTACTCCAGCCCTTGACAGCATGACGGACGAGACGAACCCGTGTGAGAAAAGACGCATCGCCGGCCGAGAGCCCGTCGGCGATCGATGCTCTGACAAACGTATCAAGCATTCCCACCATGACCGACGGCCCATCCGGCTCTTCATCGAGACGGACCACCTCGGTGGCATTGATATCCAAAATTGAACGCATAGAAGTGCTCCTTCTTATTGATTTAGGTTACGACGATTGATATCCAATCGTCTCCGCTGTTTTGATTGAACTGTAAGGGAATCGAGAAGTCCAAGAGATCTTCCCGGTTCTGGTACTGAACATCGTTATACTGACTATTCGGCATTGTCATCGTGATGATATTGCCGCTCGTCGAACCCCAGGCGAATGAGACAGAGGCTTCCGTGGCCACCATCAACCTGTTGTGGAATGCATGCGTCGCGACGGACTCCGCCTCGATCTGGATACTACCCTTGGGATCGCGGTCGGTGATTACGAAGCCCTTGATGGACGTCGCACTGGCCGCATCAAGCCGGCGCGTGATCTTATTGGCCACATCGACTTCGAGCTTGGAGAGGATCGCCGCGAGGCCCTGTACGGTGACGGTGCCAGACATGAGCAAGGGAGGCGTCGGGATCGCGAACGTCGGAGTTGGCACGGCGACATCCGTTGGATCTGCATAAACGCCCTGGAACTCGAATTCGAACATCGGTATCTCACCGGCTCCGCCGGTTATCTTCACGGTCCCGAGAGATCCGGCGACAATATGTTTATGGCCGTCTTTGTAGACCTCGAGGGTGACGGATTTGCCCGGACCGAAGAAGCTTCCCGATGCCGGCACCGAGGTCGGTGAGTAAGTGATCGAGGTTGCGCCCACGGCCACCGATACGAAGCCACACGCTTCGAGCGCGGCATCCACCCCCGCATATCCGGCGATCGTCTTAGTGCCCCGGGTGCCGGATCCCGTCGCTTCCACCTTGAATTTCACCTTCGTGTAGCGGCCGCCTACCAGGTGGGTGATGTTGTCGAGAGAGGCACGCCTTACGTCGCGTTGAATAACCTCCGGGACCGGGTCGATCGAGATATCGTCGATGACCTTTACGTAATCGGTGGCCGTCGCCGGGACGACCGGCGTGCCCTGCGTCGCTTCGACCTTGATACCAAGGGCCTGGCGTTTAAATAGTTTCATGATTTGCCTTTCGGGTTTTTATCCACAGTTGGTGACTCGGGCTTTGCAGCGTCCTTCGATGTTTCGATAGGAAGCTCGACGGGAATCAACTTCCCGTCTTCCATGTGACAGAGCGTGCCTGTTTCAGGATCTCGAATTGTTTCTCTCATAGGTCAACTCTCTTCCCAGATATTCGTGCGATAGCGGATGCGGACTCTGATCCTTGCGCCGACGATAACGGCTTCATCCTGTTCATGGATCAGTGTATCCGAGGCAAAATTCGTTTTATAGGCGAGCCCACCGAAGGTGATATCGTTTCCCCCTCCACCGATCGCTTTCTTGACGTCGGAGATTCCCTTCCTTGCTTCGGTGATGCTGGTGCCACCCTTTTTGAAGAGGATGTCGATCTCGACGTCGAGGTTCAGATCCCATTCGTTCTGACCACTGGCGAGCTCGTCGATAAGATTGTTCGTCTCGTCGCGGAGGTTGATAGCATCGAGATCGTTGTCGTTGAACGTCGTCGACTTGTAATCAAAGACCTTGGATCCGAGGTTCGTGTAATAACCATTGGCGGTCAGGATCGTCTGCATGCGCGCTTTGAGCGCATCCATTATCTGTTGTCTCTTGAGCGCCATTTAATCCTTGGTCAGCGAAAGAATTGTCAAACCCCATCCATCGAACGCGCCCTCATAAATCTTGTAGGTGACTCCATCGATGATCAGCAGAGCGGTACTGTTCACGTTGGGGACGTCGGATGTCTTCGCCGTCGCCTGGGTGTTCACGTTCGCGACATTGGCGCCATTGACGTCGGTGTTCTGGTAGCTTCGATCAAAAATGACCCTGATAGCTCGCCTGACTCCATCGGGGTCGACGTAGATTGCGTCGACCCCGAATTCGTCTGTTCGAATGAGCTTATCGATGTCGCCTTCAATGTCCACTTACGGCTTGTACTGTTTCCCCGTGAGGATGACGACGCCGACCGGGAACGCGGGTGAGGCCGATCCGCCGATCGTATAATTGACCCGCAGGTACTGTTGGGTACCGCGCGGATCGACTCCAACTGTCTGAATGGAATCGACCGTCGTAACCTGGGTGATGGAGGCGCCGGTGACATCCGTCCAGTTCGTGGATCCGTCAGCGCTCTGCTGGATCTTCGCGTCGAAGGTCGGAAGCGTGCCTGCCGTCGCCGCCGAGACGTTGAATGCGAACAGCACAGCCAGCGTGTTGCCCAGCATGTTGATGGCCGCGCTATTACCAGAGGCGGTGATCGACTGCGACTTGAGCGCAACGGCGGCGTTGATCTCGTTTTTTAAATCATATGGCAGCATGGATTATTTCTCCTTTTTCGGTTCGGTTTCTGCTTCGAGTTCCACCGCCTGGTGTTGGCTCAGGACGAGTTGCGCATCTTCTCTCGTGATCGTTACTCCGACCTCGCGCACTTCGCCGACCTTGACCACCTTGCGGTCGATGAGGGTTTCGTTGATGAACTTTATTTTCTTCGTCACGTTATGCTCCTTTGTGGAAGTGGTTATACAAACCCGGGCGACGCATGAGCCTCGCCCGGGAGAGTTCAGATCAGATCTTACTGCGCTCCGCTATCGCTTGAAATTGCAAAGCTTGCCGCATGGCGCACTCCGTTATCGGTCCAGAGCGTGATCGTCACTTCGATCTGTCCCTGTTTGGCGAGCGTATACGGGTTGACGACGACATCGATCCCGGCCCAATCGGCCAGGATGAGATCCTGCCAGTTGCCGAAGATGACGCGATCGGCATAGGTACCGGTGGAGAGAATCTGGTTCGTCGCCTCGGCCCGGTAGCCGTTGACGAGGCCGGAGCCGTTGACGCCGGTATCCCAGAGGAAGCTCGAATACTGCGACGCGGCAATCTTCGTGGCCGTCTTCCATTTCCCGCGAACTGCCGGGGAAGTGAGGTAGGCCGGCGCGCCGAGAAGCGCGTTCGCCTGAGCAACCGCCGTCTCGAAGGACACAATCTTCGCCCACGTTGCCGCGGCGCTAAAGGTGACCGATCCGATACCTGAGACGTTCACGATCCCGAGCGGCTGACCTGCCGATCCGAGCCCGAACAATGCGGCGCGGTCTTTCTCGATCGCCAGCACCCGCATCAAGTCTTCGCGGACGAAGGCCTCGATGGAGATCGACGACTGATTCAGGAGCTCCTTGTCATATGCCGTATCGGCGACGAGCCGGTGCGGTGCAAGGCCGAGCTGGGCGAACGCCTGATCGGACGCGGTAACCGCTCCGTTGGAGGACAGCCAGTAGGCCGTCGCTCCGCCCGATTGTCGCGGGATGGCGATATTGCCGGTCAACCCGGAGAGCTGACGGGCTCCCAGGGCCGCGACGAGCGTCTGATTTCTCAAGAGCTCAATCAAGCTCGTGCCCAGGACCTCGGTATCGACGGTGTAGCCGCCCTTGGTCTGGTCGGTCGTCGAGAGGGCGCGCTTCTGGACGACGATATCATTCGGGATCCGGAATCCCATCTCTCCGATGTCGTCGCGTTTGCAAATCTTCGCGACAGCATCGTTGACTTCTTTCTCGATCCCATCGAGCGCCCGCTGATTCCCGATCAGCTTGAGGGCACGAACGACGGAGTAACGCTTCAGCTCCTTTTCGCTCATTCCGATATTGCCCTGCGTCGAGACGTCGACGTCGGTCGTCTGGGCCGGCTTCGCCTGGTTGAAACGTTTGAGCACTTCATCGTTGAACTGCTCTTTCGGCCATTCCTTATCGATGGCCATCTTTCTCAAGGCTTCCATATCCTTGAATTGGTCGTCCGGGCGGATATTGTTGGCATGAATCGCCGCCATCGCATTGATATGCGCAATCCTTTCCCGCTCCCGCGTGGTCGCTTTGCCGATATCTTCGGCGGTCAGCGTGATTATTTCCGGCATGGGTAGATCCTTTCCTGAATTGTTTTGATTCGGTCGTTTAATTTCACTTTCTAAAAACCTGACAGCTTCATCTTCGGTCGCATCTTTCTTCATGCCGCGTTCGATGAGGATCTTGCGCGTACCGTCATCAATCCTGACTGAGCGGGTCTTGGAATCCGGGTCGGCACCTACCGGCGTGAGGCTCCCCTCAATCACTCGCCATTTGGGAGTCACGCGCAGCGGACCCTTGAACGTTCGGCCAGCAACAACGGCAGACTCATCCTTCGGGATCCAGGTTGTCTCCAGCCTCTCGTAGCCGGCGGAGAGATCTGTCAGATGCCCTTCCCGGCATTTCGTCTCGGCACGCTGACCTTCAGGAGTTGAATCGAAGCAAAGCGTTCCGAGAACCTGGCAATCCTTGGTTTCGAGATCACGAATACTTCCCAGCATCGAATCGATCGAATAACGCATATGGCTGTCCAGGAGCGGGACCTGCCTTCCATTGATTTCAGCTCCATCGGCGATCAAAACCTCGTCATGGTCACCATGCTCCCAGTCCCACATCGGCACCGGTCCATCGGTTGCAATCACCGCACGCATCGTATGTTTTTCAGCGTCATACGAGCTCTGGACGGTGGGCATCTTGCGTGTGATCAGATTATTCGGCATCGAGGGTCTCTCTCACTTTGTTTTCAATTCTTTTTTTCCTCAAGATCTGGTAGGCTTCATTCAGGAGGGCGCGCGCCTTCTGCTCATCCGGATTGGGCGGATTGGCCGGATCGTTTTCCACGGCAGCCGCGGCCGGGCCGGAGAGCTGGATCTCATCGGTCTTCAGGGTCAGTCCCATGGACGCAGCCAGAGACTTCTCCGCAGCGAGCTCGGTGTAGAGCTCGTCGATCGAGTTGCCCCTCTCAGCGATCACCTGGGTGGCCGTCTTGAAGCCAGCCTGCACCTGAAGGATTTCGGCCTCGACATCTTTGAAGGGATCGACATATTCCCAGCGCCGGCCGAGCCAGATAGCGCGGCAATAGTATTCAAACTTCGTGATGTCGAGCGGAAGGATGCCCTTGAGGATGGCCATCTTCAGCCACTCGCGGAAGATCGGCTTCAGGTACGTGTCGGTGAAAAATCTCTGGTAGATCCTCCACATATCGCGCTCGATGATCTTCCCATCGCGGATACTGGAATAGTTGACGCCCTCGAGATCTCCTGTGAGCGATTCGTAAGAGACGTTGAGCCCGGTTGAGATGCCTCGGAGCGTCGTTTTCATGAACATGGCATGCTGGGCCGTCGGGTACTCCGGCGACCAGGGGGCAAACTTCAGTCCGGCCGGCAGCTGCTGCATCGTCCCGGCTTCGGCGTCCATGATTAGGTTGCCTTTCGCATCTTTCCCTTGTCCGACAAACTGGCTCGTCGGGGATCCGGCCGGATCGATCTGTTCGAAGAATCCCATCTTCGCAGCGCTCACCCGGGCGTTGATGATCGCAGCTTCCTCATAACCGGTAAGCATCCGCAGCCGGTACATCGACTGCGTCAGCCACGACATACCGCGCGTCTGATTCTCATACTCCTGGTCGAATCCCAGGATCATATCGTTTGCGGAAATCACCTTCGGGGGGAATGAGTAAGGGAGCCCGCCATAAAGCTCCATCTCCGGGATCCGGTTTTTCAGGTAATAATTCACCGGACGCTTCCACTCGTCGAGCTCGACGCCCATCTTGACGACATTGCCGTTGCCGAGCTTCTGACTGTGCTGCTCGTCGATGGCTTCGGTCTCGATCATCCCCAGGGAGAATCCAAAGGGGCTCTTGGATCCGCGAATCATCTGGATGGCGCCCTCGCCGTCTCGGGCGAGATATTTCGCCAGCATATCCTGGATGCCCCAGAAGGAGAAGCGGCCGTTGACGGAGCAATTTTGATTCTCCGTCCACTCGTTCCACGCATCCTCGATCATCAGATTCGCATTCTCGTCCAGCTTTCCGCGAGGATACTTCCGGGTGCGCGGACCGTGCACATCCATCTGCAGGGAGAATCCTTTCGGGCCGACGATGTTGGATCTGCAAAGATTGACGAACTTCTTCGCGTAATCATTGTTCTTGACGAGATCTCGCGCGCGTTCACGTACGATCCTTAAGGCAAGGCGGATATCCTGGTCCGGAGATACCGGCGCGCTCACCCAATCATTCGTCAGCCTGGTGAGCTGAGCGGCCGCATAGGATCTCGCAGCGACGGAGAGGCCTTCATTGAATCCCTGCCGCTCCATCTCTTGAGCGTCCGGCCGGCGCGCGGGCTCAGCGGAGCTCACGATATTGAGATTCGCGTTCAGAACTGCACCTTGATCGTATTGCCCGGGTTATTGCCCTCTTTGAGGAGTTCCTGCTGCTTCTCCTGTTCGACCTCAACCTGGTAATGACGACGCCAGATGAGGAGCTCGTTTGGGGTGAGGTGTTTGAGATGACGGGATGTCGGACCGGTGCCGATCAGATATTCGCTCTCTTCTTTCGTTGCGCGCGATTCCTCGAGGGCAATAATGGCATCGAGCATCTTCTGCGCATGCGTCCGGGAATCATATCCTTGCGGGAGCGTGCGCAGGTTGACGAGGATCTTCAGGGATCCGACTTCGACGGTGTGCTCTTCAGTGCCCTTGACGACGACGGCCTGATAGTCGTAGTCTCCCGGGGCCCAGAGCGCGGAAGTGGCAGCATCGACGGACAAAGCGAACGCATCTCCGCTCGCGGTCGATTGGAAAGTGAAATTGTTCTTGCCGATGAGATAATACTTCAGCGTCCAGCCGGCGCTCGCCGCATAATTGTCGACAGTGTCGGTCCAGCTCAGCGTATCTCCAGCCTGAATTTCTTTCGGTATGTTCAGCAGGGTGAGCCCATAAATAAAATGGCCATGATTGCCTGCATGCAGTCATGGCCATGGTCAAACTATCGGACCCGTCGGTCCTTATGATGGGATCAATATATTATCATTCCAGAGGGAGAATCAACGGAGGAAAGTGGATTTTTTCGCGGAATAATCCCGCAATGCGAGCGGGATTGCTCGTATTTCAGAAATGGGCTAAAATAATTTTGGGGGCTTAACTACGAACGGGGAGAAAAAGGATGAATGGAGCGATGATCTTCGCTCTCCATTCGGTCCCGTACCCTCAGAGGTCAGATGGAAGGGGATGTCGAGGGCGGAGACGACGCGCCTCGTGTCAAGAATTCATACAATCTCGGCTCAAGCATAGACTTATTAATTCCTATGACCTGCGGGTTGACCAGGTAATCTTGGAATCGATTTTGAAAACCCTTGTCATGCCAAACATGATGATAGAAGGGAAAAGATCTTTGCATGTCGGTTGCATCAGCAAAAAATTCCATGATTTTTTTTGTATCGCATCTCAGCGTGGCTCTCCAGATGAATCGTGGCGACTGCGCAAACAGTAACCACTTTAATTCACTGCTCTCAAACTGCTCACCCTTGATATCCTTTTTCAGTTCGTTAATCGTGGTCATTCTCAAATCCCATTCACTCTCTATCCCCGGGGGTAGAAACAACGAAAGAACCGCAGATACCCGCTCCAACCACCCAGAGATATCGAGAAAGGTAACTCGGATCTTGTTATACACCGGGATGAGCAAGAAAATAGGTCGAATCTCCAAAATCGTTCCAGATGATTTATCTTTCCATTGACCTTCAAACAATACTGGATAATCTTTTATGGACGCCTTTACCTTTAATCGGGAGAAGGGTCCGACTTGGTCATCGTGCGCATAAAATTCATCGATACGTAATCCGACCATTGGAATGCACTTTTCACCACTCGCTACCTCTTGCTGATGCACTTTCGCGGGTTTGAGTGAATACCCTGTCAGCGTAACTGCATGCAGTCCTCCGCCCTCGATATGTACTCCAAGGATCACGGGTAATCCCATTCTGAGGTATCCATACGCCATCGAAACAAAAGGAATATCGGGTTTCGCCCCGAAGAATTCCGGCTCGAGTCCTACAGACCGAATGGCGTGCGCCATTTGACGAATATCAAGGCCATGCGATGGGATTGCGCGCGCATTGCTCACCACCCCATTCGCAACTCTTGTAATTTCCGCCGGACGGGGGGACGGAGTTCCAAAGAGCTCCGATGTTTTATGGAAGGCTGACCACAGAGCCACTGTCGCACATGCGGCCAGGACTGTATCCTGCTCTTGGAACGGCAAGCTATTCACATTAAAAGCCGTCCCAAAAAGATTGGCGTGATAATTCTTCACAGCCGTATAATGTCGCCTGCCGCCATCACTCGGATAAGTTTTGAGGACGGTTCGCCCAACAATCGCGGTGGGTAACGGTCGTACGACGACGAATCCCAAGTAATTATCATGCAGCCCTTTCAATAATTCCGGTTTCGGCGCGAGAATCAGATCATGAAATGCGGCCTCCTCAATCCCATGAGCAAAAAAATGCAATCGGATACAACGACGGTCATAATCTTTGAAGCACCTCACGTAATAAGAGGCGAAATCTTCCAAGAAATCACCATCGATATAATTTTTCTCCACGACCATTGTCTTCGCATGAAGATCAGTCAGATAGCCGCAAAGATAAATAGCCCGGTCTTGCCGGGCTACTTCGTTCGAACTACAGTATGGATTGCTTAGGGCGTCGTAGAATGCTTGCGCTGTGAACGCCCTTATCAGAAATGGCTCCATTCGGTTATACGCTGATGACGGTCTCCCATAGCTCTTTTGAAATCACTTTCGCCGCCTCGATTTTGTCAAGGCGTTTCTGGAGCTCAGGCTGACGAAGCTTCAATTCGCGCTCTGCACCGAAGGGATCAACTTCGCGGAGTGGTATCAGGGCGTCGGGAGGCGCAACATGTGTCTCGGTGGTCGATTCTACTTGTTCATTTGTAGGCATAGTGGTACCCTTAAATGGGAGGTCTCCATTGGTTTCTACCAATAGGAAGCAATTTTTGTTCCTGTTTGTTAAACGCGAAAAGGAAGCAAATCAAGCGATTTGTTCCCTTAGAGAGGAAAAAATTAACCCCAATGAGAAAAATATACTGCCTGGATGACGCGATTTATGTGACATTGGTCACGATAATCACACCTTCATTTTACGCAATACTTTTGCGAATGTCAAATGCAATCCGATTAAAATCCTGCAAGAAAACCAGAGTGAGTCATCGCCTGCAGCCTTCGGTCGGCTCGATCAATCCGCGTTCCGGGATGAGCCCCATGTCCCGGAGCCAAGCGAGCGTCGACGTGAACCGGCCTCCAGTCGGATGTACCCCGAGCCTTGCTGCCAGCTCATCTTTCGTCAACGGTGCACCGCTTTCGAGAATCTCGCGCAGCACCTTCTTCTTTGCATCCTCCTGCAGCGCTTCGATCGCTTTCTCCGGACCAGTCTCCAGCTCGGCGGCCATGGCGGTGCCGGCAGCGGTCAATCGAAATCCCTCGAGAATGGAATTCGCTCGCAGCGAGGCCAGCGCAGATGTAAACCGTCCCCCTGTCGGATGGATCCCCATCCAGCGCGCGATCGCATCGCGCGTGACTTCAATTCCCCGATTGTTGAGCATCTTCACCGTATCGACGATTCGTTGCTCGACGCTCGACAACGTATTTGACATTGTCGCGATGGAGTTTACTTGTTTCACATACACCTTCGTTGAGGAACTGCTCGGCTTCGCCAGCGGCAATTTAATTTCTGCCGTGGTACCCATCGAAGGTATCGACGGCTTGCCAGGCACAAAACGCAACATATTTCCCGCCTCCACGATCGCATTGGCGATCTCATTCAGTTTCTTGATGCAAATCCCGATATGGTCATCCCTTTTCTTTTTATACTCCTCCAGGAGTGCATTTACCTTTATCCCATATTCACGAATCATTTTCTCGCCGTCGACCTTCACAGCGACCGTTGCTTTCAAGCCACCATCGCCTTTCAGCTGCTTCTCCAGTTCCCTGATTTTTTTCCTGAGTTCGGCAGGATCGTTCTCCTTCGCCCGGACGACGAGATCCTTCATCTGGCGTTTCAGTACTTCGATATCGATGTCAGCGAGGTTCTTCGGTTCGACCCGCTTCTCCCCTGGCTTCGGCGTTCTACCGCTATCGAAAGTCTCGATCGGTGCGACGTGTACACGCTTGAATATGCCCTCGGCATCCGGCCAACCCGGGGACCAGAACCATGCATCTCCGATCGGGAGCGACGGCAGCGACGCCATGAGGGTCTGTTTCTGTTCCTCTGTCCCATGTTGAACGATCCAGGCGTTCATCGCCTCCAGATCCTGGGGCGCGATCGTTCGTAGGCAGACCATGATCTGCGTTTGGGTGAGGACGTTCTTATTCAGCACTGCGGACCGCTGCGTGACCAGCGTACAGCCGATTCCTCTCTGGCCGCCACGACGGACGATATCCTCGGCAGCTCCGAGCATGCGCTCCTCCCCCTTCTGTGGCTTCTGGGAAGCGATCGCATCAGCCTCATCGATGATCAGCATGACCGGCGTCCGATATTCCTCCCTGGCTTTGAGGCGATAGAGATTCTCGAGGAATGCCGTCATGAAGGTTGCTATCTCGTGCTTCCGGAAGATTGACAGGTCGATCAGGATGCTTGCTCGTTCCTTGACAGCGAGATTTGCGATCATCTCCCCGGATCCGACCTCGAGCGGAACATCCCCATGCTCGCCGCCCAGGACGATGACCGGCAGGCCAGCCTTTTTCCCATCGGCGCTCGATCTGAGCCCCCACTGATCGCCCTTTGGATCGACCAGGATGATCTGCTGCCCCGCTTTGAAGAGCTGCTCTGCGAGGCGACGCATCGTATAGCTCTTGCCGGCGCGCTTGATCGCCAGGATGCTTATCGTCTGGGTGACGCAGTCGACCGGTAGACTAAGATTCTCCGCCAGCTTGATCATTACATGCTCCTTGTGAATCGAATAATTCCGCTATCGCTTTTCTGGATCGCCGTGTCTTTTTCGCGTTTGCCATATGCTGGTCGAGATCGATCCGGAGATGGCACCTCTGACACGCGTGGATGAGATGCTTCATTTTCCTGCAGCCCGAATCATGGCAGAGATGTGCGGTCGTCAGCATTATTTTCCCCCTGGCGAACTTCGCATCGGCGCCATTTATTTCAACGCATCGCCCCGTCGTCGTATGGAGCCCGCACTGACTGGTACATTCGCAGCGACCTCCGGAGCGTTTGTTGACCCGGGCGACTATCTTTTTCCAGTCTTTGGGATACCTCTTCGAATCAACTGGCATCGGGGATGGAGCTCACCAGTTTTTTGCAAAATTGTTCCGCACCCGAAGATAGCCCGGCCGGCCGGGTGAGGTTTTATCGTCTTCTGATCTCATTTCGACAGCGAAGGTAATCACCTGCTTCAGCTCGACGTCCTTTACCGCGCTCATGAGCCGATTGACCACTTCGGTGTTCGAGATGTTCGCTCCAAAGGCGATCTCACGCACCTTGCGAGAATTCTCCGCCGACAGCTCAACCCTGACATTACTTTCGTCTTTCTCGTCTGCCATTAGCTACCATCCATGGACAAAGTTTTTCCGCCGTGGTCCCGTGGCCGGCAGGAAGGGATCACGAGTTCTGATTTCTGATTGAACCTTGAGCTTATCCGATTCTTCGGCCGGGACGCTCGGACTCGCATCGGCGAGTGATTCAAAATTCGTCTTGACCAGTTCCCAGTTCGGGTTCAGGTACAGAATTGCAGCCAGGTTCATCACCTTTACGTCGAGTACTTCGTTGCGTTCGCGTACCTTCACCCATTTCCGGTTGAGCCGCCCCTTTGCCAGCCACGTCTTCAGCCTCTCAGCGGTCAGCTGAGAGAAATAGTTCTCATCGGCCTTCTGGTTGAAATGCATATAGCCGGCGCCGCGGTCCTCGATCTTAAGCCTGGACATGATCACCGTCTTGGCGACGTCGGTCCCGATCGGGAAAAGCAGCGCGCGGGCGCGATTGTTAGTGCTCGGCTTGCCGACGATCGGCGCCTTCTCCTGGCTCGATCCCTTAGAGGCGAAGATCCTTCGACCGGTCCGCGGCTTGGTATATCCGTAAACATAATCGGTGAAATTGCCGGAATCGACGAAGCAGCATTCGATATTCATCATCACGCCACTTTCGTGCTTCCAACTTCCGAGGAGATAATTTTCCAAAAGGCCCCAGACATCGGCCCGCTCCGGGGATCCCGGGAGAATCTGGTGATCGATCATCCACGACTGTTCCCCGGGGCCCCAGGCGTCGATTCCGACCTCGATGCGGTCGCCCTGGACGTCGACGCCGGCGGTGAGTATATATGCGCCTTCCGGGACATCTGTATATTCGTCTCGGCGTTTCAGCAAATCACTTTCATTGATTTTCGTCTCCTGCACATATCGCCAGACTTCTCCAAATACTTCGTTCACGACTTGCTTCAGGATTTCCGGATTGTTGCTTCGACGAGCCGCGATGAACTTATGCGCGATCGCCAGCATCGACGACCAGGGGGAATAGAGTTCCCACAGAAAGAACCCTGCATGGCGCCTTCGCTCCGGGTAGGTCGGCCGCCACTCGCCGGCGGTCACCATCTTCATCCGATCGGACTCCTCCAGCTTCGCGTGACATTGTTCGCATTCATACCAGACGCGATCGGGGAGAACATCGACAGCGGCTGCTTTGTCCCATTTCATATTCGCGAAGTAGAGCCGTTGAGGGAATCCACAGCGAATACAAGGGACGTAATTATACCTCTGGTCAGACCGGTCGAAATCCGCCGAGATCGGTGAGGCTCCTTCAATTTCCGGCGTACTTATGTTGATAATCTTCCGGTTGAAGAACGTTTTCGTTCGCGTTTTTGCCATCTCGGAAGGATCCCCTGAATAGCCGGCGGAGGATTTATACTTGTCCTTCTCATCGAAGATGAGGATCCTTATGGGCCGACTGACGAGATCGGACGCCGTGCCGGCGCTTACCCCGGTGAAATGGCCACCCGGGAAGGTTTTATGCAGGATCTCGTTCGATGAATTCTTGGCGCGCGCCTGGCGTACGAGCTCACGCAGGACCGGCGTATCGCGCAGCATGGGGGTGAGACGGTCCTTCGAAAAGGATCTGACCATCTTTTCGTTCGGCATGACCAGGAGTATCGGCCCCGGGTCCTGTTGCATATAATATCCGATGATCGCCTTCGCGATCTGCGTCTTTCCCACCTGGGAGGATGTTTTATACGACACCTCTTCGATCTCCGGATCCGAAACGGCATCCATCATTTCCCTCTGATAAGGAGCCCGGGAGCAATGGTACTTTCCGGGCTCGGCGCTATCTTCCGGGCTTAGATACGCGTACTTTTCGGCCCACTCGCTTATCGTCAGCCTTGGAGGTGGTTCGAACATTCGAAATACCGACTCCATGATGGACGCGTTCTGATCGTCTATCAGCCGCTGAACTACTTCCAGCTCGTCATGGGAGGTCGGCGAGATCTCGGAGCGCTTCATAGATCTGCTCCTCGATAATCCGCTTGATTTCGGTCGGCGACTGCGATGCATTGATCAGCGGGGTAATGCGATTGCCGAGGGCGAGCAGTTTCATTCGCAGCTCGCTCATCGGTTTCTGCAGCGTTTTCAAGAATGCATCCACCCGCACCAGGTCGCCCCGTTCTTTGAGAAACTTCAATTCCTCCCGGCCCGCTTTCGCGGTCAACAACCGGTCCTCCGCCTTCCTGGAAACGCCATGCTCTTCCTTCTCCTTCTCGACCAGCTGCCGATAATAATGCACATACCACTTCAGACACGCGACGAGGTCGTACTCTCCCCTGTTCAGCCGCGGCAATCCCTTTTCCTTGACGAGCCGGTTGATCCAACGCTTCTCCACATTGAAGCCGATCGAGGCATACTGCTTCGTCAGCTCCTGCAGCGACACCTTCAATACGCGAGTTCTCTTTGCCATCGATTGATTTCATGATCCTGCATTGAATTCGAGGATGTTGATCACAAGTAGAATGGAACTGCACATTTTTTTTTATAAAATCTTCGAGAATCCCGCATCGCACGCGTACCCGCAGCGGAGGGTCTGGGAAGGACCCGTCGCCTCAATAAAGCAATCTGATAATTTTGTCGATTCATTTTTCTGTCAGTGATGACCATGATACATTTCCTTTTCATTGTTTAGTTCCATCGCTATGTAGAGGGACGCCTCACCAGTTTGGTAGATCATTATGCATCAGGAACAGGAGCAGGAGCGCTTGATCTCTTCTCAGGTGGTTGCTTCACTCTGATGAATCGCCTACCTTCCTCATTAGAGAAGCGCTCATACACTCCGGTGAACGAACACAACTTATCTAAGTATCTCTTAGTAGCCTGCTGACTACATCCTGCATATTCCGCTCCTCCATCAACTACATCCTTCTCCGCTATCACTTTGACCTCTATTATAATGCCTTCAAGCCATTCCCTGAACTTAGGCTCACATATAGTATTCCTCGCCATTTCAGGTGTTAATACCTTTGTACTGTCATTTGCTTCTTCCCGTATTCTCTCAAGCTCACTCTTCCTCTCACTCCCTATTAATGCGATAATGTGACGCATGCGTACTCCACGCTTGGAGGGACCGCGGGGATGTGATAGGCGGTGACAGGGTGAGCAGCGGCCTTCCCAGTTCTTCCCATTAGCAGGGTTGTTTTCATAATTACCATCTTTGTGATGAAGCTCGCGGGCAATCTTCTTCCTGCATACAACGCAGTGAGGACCATCCCGCTTAATGCAGAAGGCTAATGCTGCTGTTGCCTTCTTCCCGCTTATTCTTGCCATGCCGACCCCTGTCTATATAATAGAGTGCTCCATGTATGCATGAGTTATCCTTGCGCTCCCTCTTTGAAAAGGGTGGGTTTCTTCTCCCGGGCGACTCGCTTCGGTGATTCCTCCGGATCCGAGAAAATCCGACCCTGCGCACGTTCACCACCGACATATCCTTCAGCGTACTCCATCAGCTTTTCCAATTTCGCGACGCACGAATTACTCAGGCAACTGATCCGGTTCGTGTCGCCGGTGTCAGGGACGGCAGGCTTGTAAGGGGAATGAATATTGAAGGGTGTCCGACTTTTACTCAGTATCTTGGATGCGGATATAAGCGCACCCCAAACGTCATCGTCGTGGTTGAACGTCGCGCCTACAATTAAGAGGCCCTTGGAGTAATCCTCGGGCAGCTCACAGATCTCCAGGAGATCCTCCCGAAGCGATGAGAGCACAGTGTAGAATTCCTGGCGGGCTCGCTCGGCGCAATCTATCGAGAATTTATTGATCTCGATATCGTCGCCCTTTGTGAAGCGGGTCTGATACTCGATCTTGACCCGGTCGTCCTTGATGTGGATCTTCGTGATTTTCATTCTATCCTCCTACGATGTGGAATGGATTAACCTCGGCGGCTCCAGCTTCTGGAGTTGGACATCGAACTGGGTGATACGATCGCCAACCCGGGCTTCGGGAAAGGACGGGTGAGTGAATACGAAGCATACGCATCCGCTCGCCGAGTCCTGGAACGAGTGCATGTACACGGCATCTTCAGGCAGTCCTTTGATGCACCTGGTCGGAGGGGTAACTCTTCCCTCGATCATCATATCAATGAGCAGCTCCATCGTCACCGGCACGAATGCCAGTCTTCTCAGTTTCATTTCAACACTCCTTATGCAGCCAATTGTTTTTCTTTTTGCAGCCTTCGAATGTTTTCCTTGACGGCGGTCAGATCCTCGACGAGATCCGACAGATCCATTACCAGCGCCTTCAGATCGACGACGTCGGAGAGGAATGTCTCGCGGAAGTAGGTAGACTTCATCGATGCAACGTGATCGGCCCACTCTGATAACTCAGCGACTTTCTTGACCAATCTCTTTACTCGCTTGTCGGGGCGTACGGCCTCTCCCCCCCGGGCGAGCGTCTTAGCGGTGCGCTTCGACTCAATGAACTCCAGCATTTTCTTATTTGACATTTCCTTTGCTATGAGCTTCTTTGCGATAGCGACCTGGATTTCCGGCTTGAAGGAGGTGAGAGCTATGCCGATTTGATGCGATATCTTTTTGTCCTCTACCATTTCGGCGACTTCATCCGCGAGTTTCAACAGCCCGAGATGATGGTATACCCAATTGCTTGATTTACCGCAGACAGCCGCGGATCTGGTTACAGCCTCGGCGTAACTGACATCGCGTTGCTGATAGCCTTCGATCAACCTTTTCAGCGCCCTGGCCGTCTCCATCGATGTGTGAGGCTCCCGGCAAAAGTTCGCCGCGACAGCCTGGGAGAATTGCTGCGTCTCAGATTCAATCGGCCGGACGATTGCCCGGATCTCCTTTTGACCGAGAAGCGTCAGCGCTCGATATCTGCGTTCGCCGTCGATGATTTCATATTTCACCTTGGCGTCGCCGTCGACGGCCTTCAGTTTTATCGGCTCCAATTGACCGATCTCCTTGATGCTCTCGGCCAGGAGGCGCAGCTGCTCGGCATCGAACCGAGTGCGGGGCTGATTCGGGGCGGGACGGATCATCTCCATACGAATGAGTGCGATGATTTCCCCATGCAAGTGATCGGGCAATTTACCCGCCCCTTCCCCCCCCCCACCAACCACTCTCGATTCGTACTACTATAGAC